TCTTACAATTTCAACCGATATATTTGGCAGACCACGAAACTTAAAAAGTCCATCGGTTGGCGCAGTCGAACCACTTCCTATAACAACACAGCGATAACATCACCGCTATTTACAACTAAGGCTTTGATCATGAAAAAGCTAATTTTGGCCTTTGTTGCCTTTACCTTCTTCACCGCAGCGGCCTTAGCCCAAACAATGCTTTCCGGTTCAACCGGAAGTTCAGCACCAGTTGCATCCATCGGTAAAGAAGGCGATTACTTTTTCAATCTTTCCACTGGCCAAGTTTACGGCCCGAAAGCTTTTGGTGTTTGGCCAACTCCAGCCATAACCCCACCTCCCGCTACCGCAAGCACCCAAACATTCACTGCCAATGGAACCTATACGCCAACTTCAGGAATGAAGTTTGTTAAAGTTTGGCTTTGGGGCGGTGGCGGAGCAGGCGGCTCCGGTGCGAGACAAGCGGCTGCTACTATCGGCACAGGTGGCGGCGGAGGCGGTGGCGCTGGTTGTGCCATAGGATTCTTTTCTGCCGCTCAAATTGGAGCTTCCCAATCCATCACCATCGGCCTTGGTGGAACTGGCGGTCCAGCTCAAACTGTAGATTCAACCGCTGGCGTTAATGGAACTGCCGGTGGTCATTCCACTTTCGGGTCGTTGCTTCGTGCAGGTGGCGGTGGATTTGGTTCTGGTGGTGGTCTTGCCGCTGGTTCGGGCGGTGGTGGCGCGGGGGCCACCAACGCAACTGCTGGTGGTAATGCATCTGGTGCAACTGGCGGCACTGGTTCATTTTCAATTGGCTCTGGTGGATCAGCTGCCGTCGGTTCAAATGGATCGTCGCCTTGTTCTGGTTCGGGCGGTGGTGGAGCCCCTGCCGCCGGAACCGCTGGAAACAATGGTGGCACATCTGTTCTTGGACCTAGCTCTGGTGCAACTGGTGGAGCTTCCGGCGGTAGCATCACCGCCGCTAATGCAACTTCCGCGGGTGGAACTGGCGGCGCAATCTTTTATAACGGCGCAGCTTTTGGTGGAGCTTCCGGTGCTGCCGGTGCAGCGGGTGGTGCCGGCGTTACATGGACTCTTGGTGCAGGCCCGCTAGATATGCCCGGTACGGGCGGTGGAGGTGGTGGTTCTAGTGTAGCTACCCCTGGCGCTGGTGGCGTTGGTGGATTTCCCGGTGGAGGTGGAGGCGGAGGCGGCTCTTCCCAAAATGGAGCCGCCTCTGGTGCTGGCGGAAATGGTGCAGATGGCTACGCTATTATTCAGGAAATCTTTTAATGGATTCCGACGCTCTATTCGAATGGCTTTCATCGGTCAAAGGCGATCCGCTCGCCTTTGTCATGGGAGCCTTTCCTTGGGGTGAACCCGGAACGGTTCTTGCTAATTCCACAGGCCCAGAAGATTGGGCCTGCGATCTTATGAATCGTATCCGGGACGGGATCATCGATACCAACACCGCAATCCAAGAAGCAATTGCATCTGGCCATGGTATTGCTAAATCCGCGACAGTTTCACACATAGTCTTATGGGCCTTTTGCACGTCCCCGGACACCCGCGGAGTTGTAACCGCGAACACTGAAACACAGCTAAAAACTAAAACTTGGGCTGAACTTGGTAAATGGTTTAACCTTGCCTTTTTCTGCCGCGAACATTTTACCTTAACTGCTACAGGCCTCTTCTCTAAAGACCCTGACCGCGAGCGCACTTGGCGTATTGATATGATCCCGTGGTCAGAGAAAAATCCAGCGGCGTTTGCCGGCCTTCACAACCAAGGTAAACGCTTGCTCCTTATATTCGATGAGGCTTCTGAAATCCCCGATATTATTTGGGAGACAGCCGAAGGCGCCCTTACCGATTCCGATACTGAAATCATTTGGCTTGCTTTTGGGAACCCGACTCGCAACACTGGCCGATTCCGCGAATGTTTCCCAGGAGGTAAATTCGAAAAGCAGTGGCATCATCTTCAAATCGATTCACGCACGGTTCGGATTACCAACAAAAAACGCCTTCAAGGTTGGATTGATGCGTATGGGGAAGATTCTGACTTTGTTCGTGTCCGCGTTCTCGGGCAATTCCCGCGCAAAGGCTTGATGGAATTCTTCTCGGCGACAGAAATTGATGAGGCTATGTCGCGTGAAGTAACTATCAACCGGACCGATCCATTGGCCCTTGGAGTTGACGTTGCTCGTTATGGCGCAAATGCTTCGGTTCTATTTCCACGTAAAGGCCGCGATGCCCGCTCAATAGAGCGCCAGAAATTCAACGGCCTTTCTACAGTGGAACTTACAGATCGAATTTACGCTTTCCATGAAACATACCGCCCTGATGGAATTATGATCGATGGTGGTGGTGTTGGTGGCGGCGTCGTAGACAATGTTCGTAATCGCCGACTTTATTGTTATGAGGTTCAATTCGGCGGCAAGGATGTAATCTTTAACTCCACCTACGGAAACACCGGCGAACGTTACGCAAATAATCGTGCTGCAATCTACGGGGCCTGCCGGGCGTGGCTTAAAACTGGCTGTCTTCCCAATGACCCTGAACTACGCCGACAGATGCTTGCGATACGTTACACCTTCAATAACAAAGACGAAATTCTTCTTGAACGTAAAGAAGATCTTGTTGACGAAGATGGCAGCGGTATTTCACTTGACGATATCGATGCACTTTGCCTAACCTTTGCATATCCGCTTGCGGCATCTAATGCTTCTGGCGGGGATCTCCCGCATAAACCAGAAGTTATATCAGAATACGATCCGTATACTCGGGAAAGGATGATAGCGTAATGGCGACTCCAATGAAATCTATCGGCCAGTTTCTCTTTGGTGGTTCCGACCCGGCACAACCAATGATGCCAACCCCGCAGCAATCTGCTCCCGCACCTGCGCCGCCACTACAATCTCCGACTGGCGCACCTGGGACATATAAAAATAACTCAGGCCCGTCGTTTGTTTCTTCGGCCGCCCCGGCGCCGCGACCCGGCCAGACCGGAGGCAAATCACTTCTAGGACAGTAACATGCCTGTTATACCATTCGCACCAATAACCCAAGATAAACCAATTAACATCGATCCAGTTTATCTTGCGATGGCCGCGGCTACAATCCGCGAAGAATCTGATACAGCTCCAACTGAGATAACCGATGCAGAGTCAGGATCAGAAACTACTTAGTTATGCCAACGGGCGAATGTGTTCGTTGCGAACTAATCGGTATTCTTGGTGGACCCATTGGCGGGAGCTAGCAGACTATTTTCTGCCGCGACGTTACAAATGGCTAATTACCCCGAACCAAATGTCGCGGGGGTCTCCGATTAACCAACACATTCTTGATTCTACTGCGTGCACTTACGCACGTAATCTTGCGTCCGGTCTTGTCTCAGGAAAATCTTCGCCGACAAGTTTATGGATTAAACTTAAAGTCGGTTACATTGATTCTTCCGGGACCAACCCAATCAGTCTTTGGCTTGCAGAAGTCGAACGGATTTTGTATTTGATCTTCGCAGAATCAAATTTCTATAATTCAATAGCAACATTTTATTATGATCTTGTTATCTTCGGCACAGCGGCGATTCTAATTTACGAGGATTACGATAACGTTATTTGCTGTATTAATCCGGCGCTTGGCGAATATTACGTTGATATTGATGGTAAATACCGCCCGACAACATTCTTCCGCGACTATACAATGACTTGTGGCGCGGTGGTCGACGAATTCGGTTACGATAATTGCTCTGAAAATGTTCGTGCCGCTTATGATATCGCTGATGGATCTGGCCGCTCCAGAGAAGTAATTATTGCTCATGGCATCGAGCCCAATACTGATGGCCGTGCTAGTGAATTTGGATTCTCTAAAAACTTTGAGTTCCGCGAGTTTTATTGGGAATGGGGCGGCTCAACTTCACCGCAAGGCGGGGCCGTTACACAATCAAAACTTCTGCGACGCCGGGGCTATTATGATCAAGCCGCGATTGTTGGGCGTTGGGATCTTGTATCGAATGATCCTTATGGCCGCAGTCCTGGCATGGATGCTCTACCTGACCAAAAACAAGTTCAGCTTGAGCAACGACGCAAGGCCCAAGCTATCGATAAAATGGTTAACCCGCCGCTTGTCGCGGATGTTCAACTTAAAAATCAACCGGCTAATCTGACTCCCGGTGGAATCACTTTTGTTTCGGGGTATGCGGCATCTGGTAAACCCGGGTTTGCATCAGTCTATGACACTAAATTTCCAGTGCAGGAAATTACTGTTGACCTTGCAGAAACCAAAGCTCGGCTTTCACAAATCTTTTTTAACGACGTTCTTCGCGTAGCATCGCAATATGAAACTCGATCAAATGTCACCGCGGTAGAATGGGATTTGCGCAAAGCTGAATCGCTCGTAATGCTTGGGCCTGCTTTAGAGCGTATCGATAACGAAGTTCTTCGGCCAATCGTCGATCGGGTTTTTGGTATTGCGTGGCGCGCAGGAATTCTGCCGCCACCGCCGCCAGAAGTTCAAGGTCAAATGATGAACGTGGATTTCGTGTCAATGCTTGCTCAAGCTCAACAAGCCGCCCGAGCCGGAAGCATTGAACGTGTGCTTTCTCTTGCTGGCAATCTTGTCGGGGTTGTCCCAGAAGCTATGGATAAAATCAATGTAGATCGTTCGCTGGATAAATATTCCACACTACTTAACAACGACCCAACTATAATGAACACTGATGAACAAGTTGCCGCAATTCGTCAGGCTCGTGCGCAACAACAAGCCGCTGCAAATCAAGCTGCAATTGCACAACAACTTTCACAAGGCGCTAAAAATCTCGCCGGGGCTGACGTAGGCAACGGCAATGCACTTGAAGCGATGCTTGGAGGTCCAAGTGCGTAACGCATCGCAACGTAAAGATATTCGGGCCGCTGAAAAAGCATCAGCCGAATCAGAAAAGGCTAGGGTTGATTTTATTATCGCAGCCATGTCAACTATTCAAGGCCGTGCATGGTTCTATCAGCTTCTTGTTTCATGTAGTCTTTTTGCCGATCCATATACAGGCGAAGCTCTGCTTGATAACTTTGTAAAGGGTCAGCGTAACATTGGGTTATCTATCTACAATGACATTGTTTCACATTGCCCGGATCAATTCGTGGTGATGATGAAAGAAGCATCAATCCAAGAGGCACTTTATGAGCGACGAACTGAATCCGAATCCGAATCCGACGGAACCTCCGATGCCGAATACGCCGGAGGCCCGGACTGAAACCGGTGAAATCAAAGACGTATCTGCGCCACCTCCAGCAGAGCCGAAGCCTGTTAACGGCGCACCGGAAACCTACGCGGATTTCAAGCTCCCTCAAGGAGCCGAACTTGATAAAGAAACACTTGGTAAAGCTTCGCCGCTTTTTAAGGAATTGAATCTTACTCAAGATCAAGCCCAAAAACTGGTGGATTTTTACAACGATATCAATACCTCCGCAAAAGAAAAGCTTTCTGCGGTTGTAACTGAAATGCGGACAGAATGGCGTAATCAAGTTAAGGCCGACAAAGACATAGGACCAAAACTTGATTCTGTCATTACCGAAATCGGTCGGGCTAAGTCACACATTCCAGCTGAAGTTCGCACGGCATTTGAATCTGCATTGGACGTAACCGGAGCAGGCGATCACCCCGCGATTGTTCGCGGATTCTATGAACTTGCCAAGCTTGTGAATGAAGGCACCCATGTCGTTGGAGGTAAACCTTCGCCCGAAGGCCAATCCAAATCTGGCACGGTTGCCCCACCTTCACTCGCCGGCGCGATGTATCCAAACCTTCCGCACTAACTGGGCCCTATTAGGGATGAACGCTACGGTCAGACCAGTGACTGCAATTTAACCAGAGGACCTTAAAATGGCTACAATTGGATCAGTGGCCCTGACCTATGCGGATTGGGGCAAGCGAATGGATGAAGGCTACAAAGTAGCCGCCATTATCGAATTGCTTTCGCAGACAAACGAAATCCTGGATGATATGCTTGTGGTCGAAGGCAATTTGCCGACCGGCCACAAGACTACGATTCGAACTGGCATTCCGCAGGCTACGTGGCGCTTGCTAAATGCTGGTGTTCCGAATGCTAAATCGACCACCGCGCAGATCGTTGATACCTGCGGCAATCTTGAAACATACGCTGTTATCGACAAAGATATTGCTGATCTTAACGGTAACACCGCTGAGTTTCGTTTGTCTGAAGTTCGCGCGTTTCTTCAGGGTATGTCTCAGCAGGTTGCGTCGACGATTATCTACGGCAATCAGTTTACCAATCCGGAGCGTTTTACCGGACTTGCGCCGCGGTATTCGACGGTTAATACTTCGAACTCTCAGACCGCTGCAAATGTTCTTAACGGTGGCGGAACCGGTTCGACTAACACTTCGATTTGGCTTACCACGTGGGGTTCTGATACCCTTCATGGAACCTTCCCGAAGGGTAAGATCACCGGTCTTCAGCATAAAGACATGGGCGAATGGCCGGTTACGGATTCGTCTGGTAATACCTATCAGGCCTACCGTGACCATTTCAAATGGGAAATCGGTATGGTTCTGCGGGATTGGCGTTATAATGCCCGCATTGCCAATATTGATGTAACGCAGCTTACCGGTGTTTCTGCGGCGAATCTTATTAATCTTATGGTTCGCAGCTTGTATCGTATGCCCACGGCCCCTGCAACTGCAACGGCGATTCAGTCTTCGGATTCGGCGCGTGTTCGTGGTAATATGGGACGTTGTGTTTTTTATGCTAACCGTGTGGTCCGAACCTACCTTGATCTTCAGGCGATGAACAAAACCAACATTCTTCTTCGTCTGGAAGAATTCGATGGTAAAGTTATTACCACATTCCGTGGCGTCCCGGTTCGCACTTGCGACGCGATTTTGAACACTGAAGCTCAGGTGGTCTAAGGAGGGCGCCATGATTCTTGATAACTTTCTAATGTTCACAGGCACCTCTAATGGTGCTTCTGGCGGTATCACTTCTGCTGCAAATACCGATGCCCCCACCACTGGAACGCAGACGGCGTCGAATATTATTGACCTTGGTGTGGTCAATGGTATTCCTGGGTCTGCAAGTGGCGGCGGTGCCCGTGATATGGGTATCGGCGATGATCCGGCGCTGAAACTGTTTGCTCAGGTTACTACTGCATTTACTGGTGGCACTAGCCTTCAGTTGGTGCTGGCTGGTGCACCTGATAACGGTTCTGGTGCTGCCGGATCGTTTACTACGATGTGGACGTCGGCGGCTATTGTCGAAGCATCTCTCGTTGTCGGTGCTCAGCTTGCCAACATTGATATTCCGCGACCGGTTCCGGGTCAGGCTATGCCTCGGTTCCTTCGGTTGCAGTTTGTTTCTGTTGGCACTCACGGTGCTGGTGCGGTTGAAGCTACGGTTGTTCTTGATCGTTTTGATCAGCCGGTCGGCACGGGTGGCGCTCTTAGTGGATACCCTGCTGGAATTACTGTCGCTAACTAAAAGGATTGCCCCGATGAAAAAGTGGATTCCTCTTCTCGTCGGGGCAGCTTTTGCTGCCCTTCCGGCGATGGCTCAGGTTAACGTTGTCCCGCAGGTTGGAGTTAACTCTGCGGTGGTTACGCGGTCTACGTATTCGGCTGTGGCTTTGGCGCTACCACCGGCTGCATCGGCTACGGATATCGCTTGTATTGCTGGCTCCGCATCGAGAACGGTTTTTGTCGATCGTATTACTATCTCTGGCACTGCCGGCACCCTTGTTACCGCACCGTTTACGTTGTTGCGTCGGGCCTCGGTTGACTCTGGTGGCACCGCCGCAACCACAACCGCAAATTGGGCTAACACAATTGCCAAAAACGATACTGGCAATGCTACTGCAACGGCAACGTTGATTTCGTATTCGGCGAATCCCACTATCAATGATACCTCGCCGACATACATTGCGTCCGACTACATTACCCTTCCCACAACTGCAGCCGGCACAATTATTCGGCCGGTTATTTGGGAATGGCCTAACACGTCGTTTGCGCAGCGTCCTACGCTTCGCGGAACTTCACAGCAGCTTTGTATTAATCTGAATGCGGTCTCGGTGTCGTCCGGGCTGCTTCATGTCGATATCCAGTGGACAGAGGAATAACCCAATGGCACGGTGGAAACTTATAGCTTCTCATTACCTCAATGTTGCTGACGAGGAATGGGAGTATACTGAACAGTCTCGCGGCAATGGCCGGACTATTCGTAAGAAGTTCAAAGTGCCGCGGCACTTGGATGTTAACGATCCGGGTTGCTGGACTGAGCGTTGGGGGCCCAAGGGTGATGAAGAAGGCTGCATCAACGTTTGTCTTGAAGGTAAAGGTAATCCCGGGGATATAACTTTCTTTGGCGATCCCACCCCGGAAATGCTACCGTTGGATGAGGAAGCTGAAGCTATTTCAGCCTCGTTCGAATCCAAATGGAAATACCGTCCTGAAGAATTTAAAGACGGATATTCTCAGTCGCTGGTTGAGAAGTTCCAAGGTGAATTGGCTGCGGCTCAGGCTAAAACTGCACCGGTTGAAATCCCTGGACTTGCCGATCTAACTTCGATGATCGGCGAACTTGTGAAACAGAATCAGCAGGTAATTGAATCTTCCTCTCGGAGGGTATAATGGGATCAATCTTCACTGGCCCCGGATCGCCGCTAGCTATTTCGGCGGCCAGTGGGGGCAAAATGTATGCATTTAATGCGATCGCGGAGGGTGCGCTGACTACAGTAGCCGCAGCAAACCCTTCGCGGCAGCGGATAGTTTTCC